AGTCATGGAGCTTTGCTAGAGCATTGCTTATTATTGGTGTAGATGAAACACTTCGCATGCTTTGTGCGCGTGAGATTCAGAAGTCAATCAAGCAATCTGTTCATAAATTATTGTCAGATCAGATCATTGAGCTTGGGCTTGAGAATGAATATGAAGTGTTCGAGACTGAGATACGTGGCCGGAATGGAACGCATATAAGCTTTTCCGGCTTGTCTGATCATACTGTTGCAACTATTAAGTCGTTTGAAGGTTGCGATATTGTGTGGATTGAGGAAGCGCAAACGGTATCAAAGCGTTCATGGGATATTCTTGTTCCGACAATCAGGAAGGATAACTCAGAGATATGGGTTACATTCAATCCTGAATTGGATACTGATGAAACATATATGAGATTCGTGGTTAATCCACCAGATGATTGCGTATCGGTAGAGATTAATTATTCAGATAATCCGTGGTTCCCTGAAGTTCTAGATAAAGAGCGCGAGCGATGCAAGATTGTTGATCCTGAGGATTATCCGACAATATGGGAAGGGAAGTGCAGATCATCTGTTATTGGCGCTATATACGCTAAGGAAGTTGATACCGCAATCCGTGATGGCCGGGTTTGCAATGTTCCGTACAATCCTTTATTGAAAGTTCATGCCATATGGGATCTTGGGTGGAATGATTCAATGTTTATCATTCTGGCGCAAAGAGTGCGTAACGAGATTGGCATTATTGAAGTAATCGAAGAAGATCATAAGACTCTTGATTGGTATGTCGGAGAGTTGCAGAACAAACGATACAACTGGGGATATGACTTTCTTCCTCATGATGGTGAACATGGTGACTTTAAGACCGGGTTAAGTGCCAAAAAGATTCTTGAGAAATTTGGCAGAAAGGTCAAAATTACCCAGAACATACCTATCGAGGATGGAATTAAAATCGCTAGGATGTCGTTTAGACAGATGGTTTTTGATAAAAACAAGTCAGCACGGTTAATTGAGTGCTTAAAACGATATAAGCGTTCTATCCATAGAACAACGCAAGAGCCTGGTTCGCCGGTGCATGATCAGTATTCTCACGGCGCTGATTGCTTTAGGTATCTATCATTGGTTGCCGATGAGCTGACTAATGAAACAGAAAGACGTTCACAGAACACAAACTTCACAACATTCGGTACAACAGTCTCAGGCATGGGTGGTTAATGGAAATAATGGAAGCAGAAATAGCGGAAGAATTGCCGCCTGACTTGCAAGAGATATTAAACCTCCATGAACAACTAAAGCAAAAACGCGATCAAGAACGGCAAAGACAGCTTGCAGAACTTAGCAAGGTTATATCAAAGAAGCGTGATGAAGTTGTCAAAGCTCGCCATACAAGCGGAGTTGAGACAGTTTGGCAAGAAGATCAAAATAATTACGAAGGTATTGATGAGTTCAATCGCGGTGGATTGAAGCCTAAGTATACTAAGTCACGCTCAACTGATGGTGGAATTATCTCCAATTCTGCCGGTGGACATAACCAGAATCAATGTACTGCATTCTTTAATATTACCAGACAGTTTGTTGATTCTGCTGCTGCTCGTATGGGTGATATATTGTTACCGGCTGGCGATTGGAATTGGGCGACAGAGAAAACTCCTGTTCCAGAATACGTTGAAGATATTGGCAAAGGTAATGTAGTCGATCAGAGTGGAGCTGTGCTGCAACAGGATTATAGCGATTCACAATCTGTCGATCATGCCGAACGCGCTGAACGTGCTGAAGAAAGAATTAAGGATTGGCTTGTAGAAACTAGATATCATGCTGAATGTAGGAAGGTTATAGAGTCTTCCGCGCGGATTGGTAGTGGTGTTCTGAAGGGATGCTATCCGAAGAAACGCAAAACCAAAGCATTTTACAACAACACTCTTGAGATTATTGAAGAGGTAGTTCCTTCATCTAAGGCTGTTGATATATGGGATTTCTTTCCAGATTATCCTAATTGTGGTGAAGATATTCAAGATGGTGAGTTTGTCTTTGAGCGTGATTACATTACTGCTAAGGACCTGAATGAGTTTGCTAATGCGCCTGAACTTGGATACTTTGCAGATGCAATTAAGAAGGTAATCGAGGAAGGGCCGGGGAAAAAGTACACCGATGGTTCTGGCAAAACAAAGTCAGAGGATATGTTTGAGGTTTGGTATTACACTGGTTGGATCGATGTAGAGCAAACACAGATATTTGATACTGATGATACTGGCGAAGAAGGCGAAGACGATGATGAATGTCAAGACTTCCGCATGTTTGTCATTGTTATGGTCAACGATACGATCATCAAAGGCCATGAAAGTCCATTAGACACATCGTTCCCTTATGACGTAATGGTGTGGCAGCGCGTTGCAAATATGCCGTGGGGAATTGGCGTATCGCGTCAAATGCGTGAATCACAACAGTTCATGACGGTAGCTGCTCGCAATCTTGTGGATAATATGGGATTGGCTGCGATACCAATGATTGCTATCCGGCGCGATGGCATTGAGCCAGAGAATAAGCAATGGGAAATTAAGAAGGGTAAAGTCTGGTGGCTAACCGATGAGATGGTCACAGACATAAAGAACTCTATCCAGTTTCTCACAGCGCCAACAATGCAAGCAGAGCTTGTAGCTAATATGCAATTGGCTACCAAGATGGCAGAGGATTCAACTGGTATTAATTTTCTCCTTCAAGGTCAGCAAGGTTCCGCTCCTGATACTGTGGGCGGCATGGAATTGCTGCATCGTAATGCATCTGCATTGTTGCGTAGGATAGCTCGCATTTATGATGAGAACGTAACAGAGCGTCATATCCAGCGTTACCATGAATGGCTGTTGCTGTATGGCAAGGATGATGAGAAATGTGATTTGCAGATCCAAGCAATCGGTTCTAGTGCGTTGGTTGAGCGTGAGATTCAGGAAATGGAGATCATGCAACTGTTGCAAGCTTCTATCAATCCTGCGTTCGGAATATCTCCGGCTAAGACTATGGCAGAGCTTCTGAAAGCAAAACGCTTCGAGCCAGCCAAGTTTGAAATGGATGAGGAAGAGAAGCAACGCATTACGCAAGCGGCTCCTGCTCCACAAATTGAAGCAGCTAAGATACGTGCTGAGACTGAACTCAAGAAAGAAGAAATTCGACAAGAAGCCAATGTGCAGAAAATGCAGGTTGACATGGATCGTGACCGTGTATTTGCTGACGGCGTCACTCAGCGCAATCAAATGGCATACGAAAAGAACATCGCCGATACTCAATTGCGTATTCAAGAAATGGAGCTTAAGCGCGAATTGGCCATGCTTGATTATGCGAACAGAACACAGCAAACATTGGATAAGATCAAGGCCGATCTTGCCAGCGATGCTATGAAACTGAACGTTCAAAAGGAACTTGCGGCAATGACGACCACGCCTAAGCAGGTTATAACTCCACCGATGGAGCCAGTCGGTCTTGCTCCTGATGGGCAGGCTTATCAGAAATGAAAATATTTCTTGATACTGAATTTACTGGGTTACATAAGAACACAACACTGGTTTCTCTTGGCCTGGTTACTGAGGATGATGTGTTCTTTTATGCTGAGTTCACAGACTACGATAAATCTCAAGTCGATGATTGGTTGCAATTGAATGTAATTGATAAGTTATATGTCAAGGAAGATGCTTTAATTGCAAGCGCGGTATGGATTAGTGAGGATACCGTGAGAAAATATGATTCCAATCTGGTTATTGGTAATAACGATCATAATGAATATGCTTTGCGTAAATGGTTAGAACAATTTGACAGTATAGAAATGTGGTCTGATTGTTTGTCTTATGATTGGGTTTTGTTTAACAATATATTTAAACATGCTTTTAATTTGCCAAAGAATATAAGTTATATACCATTTGATATATGCACTTTAATGAAGATGAAAGGTATTGATCCTGATATTGACAGAGAAGAGTTTGCGCGAATAAAGGTTGATGGCAATAAGCATAATGCTTTGTATGATGCAAAAATAATTAAAGCTTGTTATGAAAGATTGGTTTTAATGAAATGACGCCTCCAGAACGATTTGAATTAACCAGCCAAGAGCGATTTGATCCGCTGTGGAAGAAACTGACAGATCACTTTAACGCTAGACTTGATGAGTTACGAAAGGCAAATGACTCAATTGATCTTGATGAAAAGCAAACATTGAAGATACGCACCGAGATTGCTTTGTATAGCAAGTTAATAAAGCTTTAATAGATTTAAGTAAGCAACAATCACAAGCCGCCATTGAGCGGCTTTTTTATTTAATAACCGACCGAGAGGCCAAAAATGAAAGTTGAAATAGTTGAACCAACAGAAGATCAGGTAATTGAGTTAGCCAAGAATCAGGAAATGAAATCATTGATGGACGGTTCTTCATCGCCCTTGATTGATGATCCAGTTCCGCAAGAACCTGTGCCAGAGGTTAAAGATGAGGAACCTGCGGCACAGGATGATGACGCTGACAAAGAACCCGAAAAAGTTGAGCCTACTTTGGAAGAGCAGCTAAAAGCTGCGATTGATAGAGTTCAAAAGCTTGAACGCGCCTTAGATAAAACTAATGGCACGTATGGTAATGAGCTTAATAATCTGAGACGCAAAGTGGCAGAAGTAGAAAGTCAAAGACGCGAAGCAGTTAAAAGTATTACTCCCGCGCAATTAAAGCGCATTGGCGAGCAATATCCTGAACTGGCTGAAGCATTGGCGAACGATTTGACTGATGCATTTGGTGCAACTGTTGAGACAAGGCAACAAGATACAATCGTACAAGAACCGCAAAATGATCCGCGTATTGATGGCATAAAAGAATCTACCGACAAGCTGGCAGATCAAGTGAAGCAAATCGCGTTGAATGAATTGAGCCGTGTTCATAATGATTGGTATCAGGTTGCTCATTGGGATGTTGAGAGTATTCCTGGTGTTGGTAATGTTGTGAAATGGCAAAATCCAAAGTTTGGATCATGGATTAATGAACAGCCAGATGATATCCGTGAAATTGTATATAGAAGCGATGACATATCTGCCATTGCTGGAGTTATTACAAAGTTCAAGGAAGACAACAAGCCAAAAGAATCTACTCAAGAAATCACTGAAACTCAAACAGTAAAGCCAATCATCAACAAGAAACTAGAAAAAGCGGTGCTTCCTACCGGGCGCAGAACAGGTTCGCATGAATTACTTACAGATGATGAAGTAATAGCGCAAGCCATGCGTGAGGAACAGAAGCGCATTATGAACGGATATTAAGGAATAATTCAAATGACTATTCAAACGTTAGACTTATCGGCACAGCGTATCGGTGTTTCGCTTGGCCGTATCTTGGGACATGCACAACCAAAGATTGTTTTGGGTACTGTTGGCATGGTTGATTCACGCAAGAAAAATACTGGTGCGACTGTCAAGTATCGGCGTTGGTTGCCTAAAGATGCTACGACATCAAGCCCAAACATTTTCTTCCCAGATGCGACGACGGCAGACCGTTCGGCAACTTATGCACAGGCGCAGCAAACATCTGAGGGTGTTACACCTAATGCAGAGACATTGACTCCACAAGACTTCTCAGTAAGTCAATTGCAATTTAGTGTGCTGTATGGTTTTACCGATCAGACTGCTGACTTGTACGAAGATCCAATTCCAAAAGTAATGGAGGAAATGGTAGGCGAGCGTACCGGGCTTATCTGCGAAATGCAATTGTTCGGCGTGCTGAAAGGTTGTACCAATAAATTCTATGGTGGCACTGGCACAAGCCGTGCAACTGTAAACGGTACGATTTCACTGAACTTGCTGCGCCGTGTTGCCCGTAGCTTGATGGCCAATCATGCAGAACCAGTTCGCCGTATGTTTATGCCTATTCCTGCGAATGGCAATTACAACACTGCTCCTATTGGTGGATACTGCTTCCCTGTGTTTATCCACACCGATCTGGCTGCTGATATTCGTGATCTGCCAAACTTCACACCTGTAGAATGTTATCCTGAAGCATCAAAAGCTGTAGAGAATGAGTTTGGTCGTTGCGAAGAATTTCGCTTCATTGCATCACCTGATTTGATCTCTATACAGAATGCTGGTGCGGATACGACTGGCGTTGTTCCTCCTTTGAAAGCGTTGTCAGGTAGTGCGCTTGCTGATGTGTATCAGGTTGTTGTTGGTTCGCAGGATGCATGGGGACATTTGGGATTGCAAGGTTTTGACAAAGACAATATCACGCTGCTGCCAACTGGTCAGAAAGATAAAGCTGATCCTCATGGCCAACGCGGTTATGTTGGTTCAATCTTCTATTACAACGCTGTGCGCCTGAATGAAGGTCAAATGGCAGTGATTGAAGTAGCAGCTAACGCACTGACTAGCTAAGGGGTGATGCCATGACAATGGAAAAACTCACTCAGCGCATCAATCAGATCGGTGATTTGATGGTGCGGCGCAATCTTCAGCTTGTCCTTGAAGGTATCTATAAATGCATGGGTAACTTTGCGATTCAAGGCGCTGGATTAACAATCGGCACAACCAAGCCAAAGCTTACAAGCGGGACAGCTTGGTATGGCACGGTAGGCGGTATTTTAGTCAAGAAGGCAGCAACTACTAACCTAATAACATTAACCACTGCCAGCAATTGTACCAATGCCAAGTTCAATGTAACGGTGTTTACCATAAACAGTTCTGGGACTATCACAAATCGCGCCGGAACTGAAGGATCATCGTTAGCCACGATCACATGGCCAACATTACCATCAACTGAGGCTGTGTTTGGTATCCTGATAGTTAACCCTACAGGAACCGGTAACTTTGTTGGCGGAACAACTAACTTGGATGACGCAACTGTTGTTCCAAATGCAGTTTATCTTAATCCAGTAGGCGCTGGCAGTTATAGCGCAATCGCAAATTTATAAGGAGTAATTGGGCATGTCTCAAGCAATCGAATATAGAGGTATAACCGCAGCCTTTTCAAAGTGCGGATTGGCAGTTGGAACAACTAGCACTATCACTGCTGCAACAGCCACAACGTATGCAATTCAGGGCAAGACGTACACTAAAACACTTGGCAGCAACCAGACTCACCCAACCACTGACGCAACCACTGGTGCAGCATTTGTTGCTGTGCAACCAGGGTATGGCTGCGCTTTGGTGTATGGATTCGATTCCTCTGGAAATATTGAATGTGTGCAAGGCCAGCCACAAGCCTTGACTGGTTCAACTGATGGTAGCAATGCTGCATGTAAGTTTATCACAGCGCCAAACTTTGCTGCTATACCGGATGATTTTTGTCCTGTTGGATATGTAATTTTAAAAGTTGGTAGTGCGGCGAGCGCATTTACTCCAGGATCGTCAAGCTGGAATGCTGCTAACGTTGGTACAAACACAGGTATTAGTGTCACAACTTTACCGCCACGACCACAAGTAGCTTAATCACCATGTTGTGATTGTAGTAACGGAAGCGTTCGCAATGGGCGCTTCCAGCAATATTTTAATAACCAATAGGAGG